TAGTAGTATGCTCCGCAGGAACAAAAGCCTCGTAATAAGCAAATGGGATTATATAGGTGTTAAGGATTTGTTTTTTTTAGCTGTTAATGGGTTAGTTAATACTTGTATAAAAATAAAAATTAGTATAAATATTTCGGTTATGGGAATATACAAATGTTATTGATATAAGAACATACATATAATGAAATAATGTTGTCATACTCTTGCTCACATATATATTCACTAATTAGCTTTATTCTTTCTACTTCTGACAGGACAAAAAAAGCTAAAAAGGAGTATCGATAATATCAAAATTACAATCAGAACAGCAACTACCACCCAATTGCCATTAAGGATTCCCAACAGCCATTCACCTGACTTGGTGAACCAGCACTTGATTGTACAGGGCGGTGCACCGTCATCATAAACTTTATCAGAATCTATTTGATTATAGCCTGTAACCCTGTCTAAATGTGGTGGAGATGCTGCTAACCCTTCTTCGGTACAGTCAGTATCATGGCAGCATTTAAACAAAGATCCAGAATGCCCACCTTTACCAACAACTTTAACTGTGTTAGACCCTCTAAGCAGATTTGTCACTGTGGCTCCATAACACATGGCAGAATCACATGCTTTAATTGAAGTTATAAAATTTGCACACTCTGTAAGCCCCACAGTACATACCAACGTAAAACCTACTCCTGAACCCCAGGCCCCGTCAATTGATTGTGTATGCAGGTCAACCTTGCATGGGTTATCACTTAGATCCTGAAAGGAAACATCTCGATTTAAAACCATATTAATGTGATCTTTGATACTGCTATCTGGATCAATCCACTCAAGTCGGTTGCTAGTGATATGTGGTTCTGTCACATTGAATGACTGGAAAGAATCTCGAGTTGCCATCATGCGTTGGAATCCAGACACTGTGTTGCCTTGATACTCACATGTTGGTGTCGTAGCAAACCCACAGATCTTTCTAAAAGATCCAGTATGTTCTGGGCACCGCATCCCACTTGTTGTTGACATAATATCACCGGGATCTCCAAACACACATGATGTTGTACACCATTGCTTAAGAATGATCCCACCCTGCTCTAAAGGACCTAAGAACAACAAGGTATCACCTGGCTGGAGCTTTGATATAGTACCAATCATACAAACTTTGACAGAAGGGGTAACCAGGCAATCATTTACATCTATATGTTTACAAGTTTGTTCTGTTCCTAATTGAATACACACCTTCCGTGTATATTTGAGTGATACTATCTTGTACGCTTTCCCAACCGAACGGAGCTTATCAAGGTACACCCCACAAGCTGTACAACCTGTACCTACCCCTGGACAGTCTGGTGGATTACAGCCCCAACTTGTTTCATATTGATAATCCTTTTCAAAGAAACACTTGGCTGTTTGCCAAGGATAGGCATATTTTTTACACTCCCCATAACAGTGAAAAGCAGTTTTTATGTTGAATGTGCCATCCATCCAATGTCCTAGGTTCTGGATCTCTGCATGCACTACTTGTTTATCTAACTGGAAATGAAAAGGGAGTGTTTCTTCTTGATTAGCAGGATTAACAAGCTTTCGCCTATAACTGTAAGAAGATGATGAGGCCAATGCAAAATCAAGCTCCAAATCTGTCTTCATAGGAATTATGCCCACACCATGTGCTGTGTCAGACCAACCAGACTCCATTAAAGGGGTGTCTGCACTGGCTGCCCATATGATCAGTTCAGTTGTTAAAAGAATTCCCCATACTAAACCAACATAACATCTGCTCTTGTATCTAAAAACTCCCAGTGTCCTGTAACAACCTTTCCGTACTTCTGGGCGTTTCAATGACTTTTTTAAGTTTTCCTGAAACCTGTTTGTTAGCTTACAGATTGCAAAATGGGCTTGGAGAGCACTCTCAGTGGATTCAGTTATTGTCATACAATACGGGCATTGACCTTCTGGACAGCTTTTCTTATGTGTTTCAAGTTCTTTTGCTGTTTCGCATTCGTGGTGGCAAATATCACACACCATAGAGCCCATTGTTTTCTGATATTCAACCTTAACCCTTTCTAAGATAACTTTGAATTTTGATTCTGTGGAATAATGTGAGCATGAGAAAGTGAGCAACCTCAGGATCTTCAGTATAATTAAGGTGACTGCCGGTATAAGGAGCCAGCCAAAGCAAAAAGTAATCAGTAATGCCGTTGTAGCCCAGCCATGAAGGCCTGGAACACATAGCTCTACAGCAAGAGAATGGGCAACTCCTGGGATTAGTGAGAATAAACTAGTGAATGTATAAATGCATTGGCCTATGACCAGAGTTTTGGTAAGAATGACTTTCTTTTGTCCATTACAATAGACAACTACATCTTGATCAACTCTTTGGCACATGAAGTTAATCCTCTGTTCTGAGCCTCTGAATTTTTGAACTTTATTCACTAGACAAGTAGGAGAACTTATATTAAAGATTCCTGTTTCTGAGTATGCTTCACAACTAGCACCAGGTCCAGCCAATGTACAGAAGACTGTACAGCCTGTTATTTTCTCTATCTCTCCAGAAACTGCCAAAAACCCTGTCCATGTAAGGGGTACTGTTTTTTTATCACAAACACTATGATTTGATTCTGCAATTATACCTGGTGAGAAGACATACTCAGGATCAGCCTTCCTCACGAGGGTTGAGAAAGAGCTATACATTGGTGCTCCAGCAAATGCAATTCCTTGCATTGTTTCAGTTGTTTCTGTAGATGGCACCTTAGCTGTAACAGGCCCAGCTATTCTCATTAAACCTTGTCCATTTTGATCAGGGTCATGATCTTCACCTCTCGGATTTAAAACCATACGGGTAAATAACTCAGCTGACCTATAATCCTCCATTGTTGGCACAAATAAGGGCTCTGAATGTTTCCCGATAAAACAGATGTAGTAACCTTGAAAGCTGTTTTCTGTGCAACTTACACCAGTAATCAGTTTCTCTAACTCAACAGCCAGCTTAAGCTGTGTTCCCAACTTTTTAGCTACTAAAAAACAAGTCACTGGCAATGTCATAGTATCATAGGTATGACCAGGTTGTGTGAGTGCAATTGTATGTGTTGGGATGAAACATAGCCCCTCTATTAATTGACCTGTAACGCAGTATGTCTTCTCATATATCACTTGAATCCTGCTTGACAGCAAACCTATCATACAGCTCCGCACAGACATGCACGTTTGAACAGGAGCAATCAAATGGACCGTAGGAAGACAATGTGTTTGATTACAGGCTAAATCATAACAAATTACTGTCTTCCTTGATTTATATGCAGCTTCAAATGTAGTTGGAGGAATATTACATGTGCCTTTCAAATTTATCTCTTTTGTTTTAGCCTCAAATGTAGTTGCACCTGCATTTGTGCTTTCTGTAGTTGAACTTTTTTTGGTCCAGTCAACCTGATTGTATTTTTGGGTAGTGGTAGCCGGGACATGCAAATCGAAATTACAAGAACTCTCAATCTTCAGATCAGCTACCTGCGTTAAGAGAATAGGTGTAATTTCCACTGAACCTGTCACGTAACCCTGACCTAAACCCACAGTATGTGGACATTCTATCTTCAACTCATAAAGATTCCGTGTTAGCCCAGCAGTTGCAGTAGTAAGGACCACGAGGAAGATGCAAACCCACCCTACCATTCTGTATCTCCTTTATTCAGTGTTTGCTTCTTCGTGCGGAGTCTACTACTA